AACTGCTGGTGCATATAAGATTCCCATTGCAGGTGCAAATGGTATCATTAATGAAGATTGGCTAGACAACTCAAATACACAAAGAACATTCACAGTTGTTGGTCATGGCCTTGCAGTTGGTGAAGCAGTTCGAATTCGTTCTGCAACAGGAGGTCTTACATCTGCAATTGCAACAACACCAGCAGAAGCAGAAGCAATTGGTATAGTTTCTGCAATCGACGGAAACGATGTTAGTGTTGTTCAATCTGGTTTCATTAGCGGTCTTGAGTCTAGTACAAAGATTCAATCGATAACAGGTGGAGAAGTCTTCTTCTTGTCAAGAACAATCACGGGCGGACTTACAACATCACCACCTTCATATGTTGAGGGTAGCAACCTTGTGCAGAAGCCAATGTTTATTGGTTTCGGCAATGGTTCTGGTTATGTTCTACCATATATCGGTCAACAGGTGCAACAAGCGACTGATGAGTTGTATCTGCAAGGTATAATTCCTGTCGGAACAATTTACCCATACACCGGTAGTGTTTTACCAAACACCGACTTTTTGTTCTGTAATGGTAATCTCAAGAAAAGAAATGACTTCCCCGATCTTGCCGATATCGTAGGTGACACATACAGCATCACAGATATTCTATTCACGAGAACAGATGCAGACAATGGTAGTATATCTCTTACAGGTGGCACAAGAGGTATTCTTACCTTTGCATCTGATAATGATCTTGGTAGACTGATTCTCAAAGACTCTGGTGGTGTCACCGCAGCGGTAGATGTTACACAAGTAAATGAGTCAACTAAAGTAATCACCTTTACAAGATCTTCTGGTACACTACCAACCTCGACTGGATCTGTGACCCTACAATCAAGTGCGAGTGACAATACAAACTTCTTCTTGCCCGACCTGAGAAACAGAAGTGCAATTGGTATTGGGCAGAATGATACTAACTCTCTAGTAAGAATTCTTGGTGAGCAAGGTGGTTCAGACAATAGTGGTTCTGACGGAACGCTCGATCCATTCCTTGCCACGAACTTTATCATTCGTGCAAAACCTGGTGTTCAGGCTCTAGTCTTTACAGGTCACAACCACGATGATCGTTATCCAACAATATTAGGCGGCTCAACAATTGCGACACCAAGTGTTGCAGGGGCAACTGCGTTTGGGGTGAAAGTAAATCGTTCTACTGGTGTTACTTTCCCGAACATTCAAATCGGCGGAGCAGGATCAAACGGTCCTCAAATCTATCACGAAGGTAATGGTGTTGTTGGTGCTGCTGGTGATTATTTGATCGGTGTTGGTATCAATGACAGTGCAGAACAAAACGCAGACTCGTTCATAGTCTACTCAGACAAGAACACCAACAATGCAAACCCATTTACAGACGGTCGTGAACTTCTTCATGTTGGAACAGATGGTAAACACTACTTTAGAAGTGATGGCGATGAGTCTGGTGTTGAAAAATACACACCAACAACTACAGGTCTTGAAGTTCTTGGTAACATCAAGGCAATCACTGGTCAATCAATCGGTGGTGACAAAACTACATCTCTTTCATCTGAGACAACAATCACACCAGACTTTGATACGGGTAACATTCAAACGTTTGAACTTGCAGAGTCAAAATCTTATACACTTGCAACACCAAGCAACATTCAACCAGGTGCTTATTACACACTTGTTTTTGTGCAGCCAAGTTCTAACCCATCAGCGATTACGAACATCAACTCGAACTATCTTTTCCCAAATGGAATTGAACCAACACTTACAAAGTCTGGTAATGCAATTGATATGATCAACATTGTTTGTGTTCCAACATCAAGCGGTAACAAACTTCTCTGCAACTTTAACACTGCACTTTCTTGAGGTAACACATGAGTAATATGTTTTCAACTCAGGCTTTTGAAGTTGATGCATTAGGTATTCCTAATGTTTACTTTATATGTGGTAATAGACAAAATGCCGCGGGGGCAGGCGGAAACGATCAAGTTCCAATTTCTGGTGTTTTTGATCTTTCAAACATTTATGGTCTAAAAGCAGACGGCACACCACTAGAGGGTGACGACGGTAGTTCAACCAATCCAAGTGGAGGTAATACGCTTAATCGGTTTATTAGTGTAAAGTTTTCTGATTCTTTTTATTATAATGGTGGTGTTTTCGGTTCTGGTGGTTACACAGGTGGGTCTGTAGGTCTTCGCAAACGAAATGGTCAAGCCGTTCTTGATCCTAGTTTAGGCAGCGGAATTAGCCCTGGTGATATTTCAAGTCCAACTGGAATAATTGGAAGCAATTTAATGGGTCTTAATTGTTGTCCTTGCGGTTTTGAATTTCTAAGTCGTAGAGCATGGGTGTCTGTGGGTGATCTTTTGGAATTTAGAAGCATAAAAGATAACGGAACATTTTTTACATGGGCTATTACCACTGAAAATGATGATACTGGTCCTGCACATCAAAGTGACTTTCAAGATAATGCAAATGATGATAACGTAATGGCACACGGCGAAGCATATGATGTTTGTAGAATGGAGCCTTACTCTAGTCGTTTCAGAGAAGTAAGCGGAGATGATTCTCAGATAAATGAACCAGTTGGTTTTATAACATTGACTAGAGGGCTTTCTGGTAATACAGATATTCTGACTAATACAGAGTTTTTTCTCGAAGTTAGCCTTCATCGATTTGGCTCTGCAACAGCGTCAACAACTTCAGAATTTGTTGGTATTGAAAGAAATGTTCCTGATGATTATAAAACAGCGAAACAACTAAAACAAACTACAATTGGTGTAACAGTTGCTCCATATGTAAACAGCGCCCAAGGACTTGCAAACCACTTGAATGGTCTTGACTTAGATGGTAATCCAATTCCAGATTTTGCTACTATTCAAACGGGTCTTGGTGGTGAGGGCAATGTTTTCTTTGGTGGATTCGAAGGTTCGGCCTGTGTTGATAGATCGGGAAATGTTTTTCTTGGTTGGACAACAAGCGGAAAACTAATAAAACTTGTAACTAATCAAGACACTACAGCAGGAGCGGGAGACACAGACGAGTTTACATCAGGAACTTTTTCTGTTATTAAACACAGTAAGTTGCTTCCTGGTAATGGTGGTTACAACGCAGACGGAACCGAAAAAACAGATAGAAATGGATTCCCTGTTGATCCTGATAACAACCTTATTGAACCTATATGCCCAGGTGCTATGATTTGCGATACAACAAATGCTTTTGGTGTCAAAGGCACAGACTCAAATGGTAATTCTTACTCACTTGATGATCGTGTTTTGTTTGCATTTGTTATGGACGCCGAACACAGTATCGTAGACCCCAACGGATCGGGTAGATTACCAGGTGCTACAGATCAAGATACTCGAAGAGGTTTATACATAATTATACTGAACGAAGATAAGACAAAGGTTGCTTTTGATCCAAACAATGAACAATTTGATTATCGGGCAATATACTTTTATCCTGCTAGAGAGTTTTTTAATGATGGGTTTGGAGAAACAGTTTGTTTTCCTACATTCTTGAATCTTGGTGGGATAAATGGATCCACCAAAGCACTTAGAATGAAAAATAGAGTAAGAACGTGCGGCGCCTCAATGAGGCCTTTACTTAGGGAAGAATAATGGCAAGTAAATTAAATTTGAATATAGAGCAAGGGGCAACATTTTCTTTGGGTCTCGAACTCACAGATGACAATGGTGTTACTTTTGATCTCGGTGGTTATACAGGAAGATCACAGATGAGAAAAAGTCACTCGTCTTTAAACTTTGTTGAACTTGATGTTTCAATTACAAACATTACTGGTGGCAATATTACCATATCGAAAAGTGCCACAGCAACTTCAGGCATTACTGCTGGAAGATACGTCTATGATGTAGAAATTTTTAACAACGCTGGAAACGTGAAAAGAATTATTGAAGGAGTTGCTACAGTTTTACCTGAAGTGACAAAATCTTGACATAAATACTTGAGTAATTTTTAGAAATGGAGATACATATGAGCCAAACAGTGGTTGAAGAATCTGTAAATACAGAAGAAAAGACGACAGAAGAAACAACAATCGAAGCAACACCGAAACTAAATCAAGTTGCTCTTGTAATGATCGTCAAAAACGAAGCAAGAAAAATTGAAGGTAGTGAGCAGACTGTTATCGAGCGTTGTCTTTCAAGTGTTCGACCAGTGATTGATACTTTCGTTATCTGCGATACAGGCTCTACAGATGGCACACAAGAAGTTATTAAAGAGTGGGCCAAAAAAGCAAACATTGAAGGTCATGTGATTGATCGTGAGTGGAAAGATTTCGGTACAAATCGGTCTGAAGCACTCGAATACGCAAGAGAACTCACAAACGCAGATTACTGTTTGATGATTGATGCTGACGAAATTCTCGTCTATGAGCAAACATTTGATCCATTTGCTTGGAGAATGAGTCTTGACAAAGACCTCTACAACGTCTACGCAGAGTACGGCGGAACAAGATATCATAGACCACAACTCACTTCAAACAAGAAGCCTTTCTACTATCGAGGTGTTTTACACGAATATGTTGATTGCCACGAAGAAATTGAAACAAGAGAATTCAATAAAGGTTTTATCAACACCCCAATTCAAGACGGTGCAAGATCTGATGATCCAGAAAAATACAAGAAAGACGCTCAAGTATTTGAAAAGGCTCTTGCGACCGGTAACGTAGATGAAAAAGATCACAATCGTTATCTCTTTTATCTTGCACAATCTTATCGAGATAGTCAACAATGGGAAAAGTGTCTTGACGCTTATGAAAAAAGAGCAGAAGCAGGTGGCTGGACTGAAGAAGTCTATTACTCATTATTTCAAGTTGGCAGAATGAAAGAGATTCTACAAAAAGAAAAAGGCTTCTCTGTTGATGACATCATCGAATCATACATGAGAGCATTTCAGCAAAATCCTTGGCGTGCTGAAGCCTTGTGGGCTGCTGCTCGCTTTGCCCGTCTGAAGTGTCGCTTCGATCAAGCATGGTCTTTTGCCAATCACGGTGTTCGACTCGCTTTCCCAGACGGTGCGTTGTTTGTTACTAATGCTGTTTATGACTTCATGTTGCTCGATGAGTATGCAATTGCTTGCTATTGGACTGGTCGTTATCGTGAATGCCGCGACACCTGCGTACAGTTGTTGAATGATAACAAAGTTCCACAAGAGTACAGAGACAGAATCAATGCAAATCTCGAACACTCCATCGAGGCATTGAAGACGAGGTAATCGTATAAATACTGGAGATAACTGAAAAGGTGCCAGTATGGGAAACAGTAGTATAGGTTTTGTTGGTACACCAAGCGCCAACGCTTCGTCACTCAAAACAACAATACGACAAGAAAATCACCCGTTCGTAGCGGGTGATGTTGTCGTTTACGAATCAAACGGTTACACACACCCCAAATACGATGGTGTTTCTGAGAACAGTTTTATTGCTGGCGTTATCGAGTCAACAAACGTTGATGACTTCACACTTGTTCTTCAGGGCAATATCGACTTCACAAGCGTATCAGGATTCGCTCTGACAGCAGGCAATGTCTATTATCTTGACACGGGCAGCACAAGCGGAAAACTGACAGAGACAGAACCAACAGATACATCCAAAGTTTTTAAACCTGTTATCATTTCAAATGCAGAGAATCGGGGCATTGTTGTCAACACACTTGGCAATGTAAAAAACGAGTCTGCTTCTCTCGTTACACCTGTTGGCACAATCATGCCATTTGCAGGTGGTCCAAGAAGAAAACCTGGCAACTATCTTCTTTGCTACGGCGATGCAGTGCCTATGGGTATTGGATCACAAACAAAAGAATACAGTCAATTGTTTCCTGTTGTCAAAGACAAGTATTTCATCTCTGCGAGTTTTACTGGTTCTGCGTCAGGCTCCCTTACTGCGAGCGTAAAGTTTCCAGGAACAGTTGGTGAAAACTACGGTGTGCCATTTAACATTGGCCAAACAAAAAATCACTCACTTCAAAACGGTGACAAGTTTTATGTTGTTCATGGCTCTGATCAGTACAGCGTCGTTGGTGTTACAGGAGCATCTGCTCAGTCTGAAGTTGTGACTCTTCAGTATCTTGAAGGTATTTCTGGTGGTACGTCTTTCAACTATAGTGCTAATGATACACTTAAAATCTACGCTCTTGGTGTTACAAGTATTGCTGCTGGCGATGCTCTCACAGGATCAGGTCCTGACTTCTCTCTAACCCACGCAGGAAACAAGTTTATCATTCCTGACTTACGCTCAAGACTCATTCTTGGTGCTCAACAGGGTGAAAATCTCAACGACAGAGCATCTGGTACAATCGGTGGTAGCGAGACAACAACTCTTACAAACTCTCAACTGCCGTCGCACGCCCATACACTCAATAAAGAGGATGCTTCTGGTTCTCTGACAGGTGGTTTTGTTTTCGATGTAGATGTAAACTCTTCTTCGTTTACAATCGGAAGCACAGGCAGCGGACTACCATTCTCTACACACACTCCGTTTATGGCAATTGATTATATCATTCGCTATAGAAGACAGACAGGTAAAACAGTTGAGATTGGCGACACAGGTACGACAGGTGCAACTGGTCCTGGAGGTTCTACAGGTTCTACAGGTACAACTGGTGCAACAGGAACAACAGGTGCAACGGGTGCCACGGGAGCGACTGGTACGACTGGTGTTACGGGTGCAACTGGTACGACTGGTAGCACAGGCGGAACAGGTCCAGCAGGACCTACTGGTGCTACTGGAGAACAAAAAGTTGCGACTGGTATTCGAAACACATCGAACACGAGAGTTAAAACTTTTCAAAACTTTACAGATGTTTTAAAGGCAACAACACAGACTGTTCCAAATAATAAGATACCAACTATATTCTTCTTTAATGATGGGGCTTCTGCTTTTGCCAGCAACTCTGTCGCACAAGCAGGAGAAAATACTGTCAATACGTTGACGGGTTCTGCAAACAACGATCTTTTCCAGTCTTCTTTCCTTATTGAACCACTTCAATCAGACACAGAAAAAGACAAAACAAATTTAGGTGGAGTAAGATCAAGCGAAAACAGATCAATTGAACTAGACGGTTATTATGAGTTTAGAAAAGACGAAGTTGCAGATGTTAATACCAACATGAATCTTTTCTTCAATCCTGGATTCTTTACTTTCGATGCTCCTCTGACGATTAATCCTCAAAGAGGATATATGTACACAGTTAGCGGATCATCGTTTACTCGAAGTCTTACCGGTCATGTGGAGATTACAGGTTCAAATGGTGCGTATAATGCAACCTTTGAGGTGAACACAACTGCTGGACTCACAACAGGACAATATCTTTCTGTTTCAAATATCACCGACAGCAATCTGACAGGTGGTAGTTACGCAAAAAGTTCGAATAGATTTGCAATTCAAGGCTTGCATAAGATTACCAATATCAACTATACGACAGAAAAAATTACCACAACAATTGAAAGTTCTCTGCCGCAACAATATCGTGAAGGAACAATCGCTGGTTCTTCACCGATTAGTGCTACGGCTTCTTCACTGATAGGCATTACAGGAAATCCAGAAGTCAAAGTTGTTCGAACAATATTCAAGTTTGCAGGTTTCTCAGGCAACGATACTGGTTTGTTTGTCAAAGACAATTCGAAAATTGCTATTAACGACATCATCTTTGAATCTGGTCAGGGAATCAACTCTACAGGAACAACCAGTCAAATGAACTTTGGCTTACATGCATCAAGAAATGCAACATTGACTATTGGTGACAATGTTGGTGTTGTTGGTTTCAAAAATGGTGTCGTAGCAGACAATGGTGGCATCATCGACGCAGAAAACTTGAAAGTTTCTGGTTGCACAGGTGTTGGAATTCTCGCAAGCAACGGTTCGATTATCAAGACAAGAGGTTCTAGTGTTAACGGATGCGGTGTTGGTTATCTCTCTACCAACAACTCGCTTGTGACTGATCGTGACATAAACAACTTCGAAGGCGAGTCTCTTACTTCATTCGCAGAAGACGCTGAGAGTGTTGCAGTCGGAAACAGAATCGGTGCTATTGCAACAAAGAATTCTACGCTAAACAAAACTCTTGTCTCTGCACTAAACATGGAAGAAGGCATTCGTTCCCTATTCAACTCTACTGTGATCAACGGTGGTGGGGCAGCGATTGCCAACGGACCAAACAGTTCACCAGGCGCAGACGATGGTTCAGGATTCAAAGCAATTGGTGGTGTGATTCATCACCGCGATCAAGGTTTGCTCAAGACAACATCTCTTGGTGTGACGAATGCGAACAACACATTCAAAGATTACACAATTCGTTTCTCTTCCACTCTTGATCATCATGGCTCTACTGGCTCTCTATCTGCCGATAGCACAAGTACAGTAGACGAATTTGGAGATATTGTTGGATGATATTTTTTAAACACGAAAACGATAAGATTATTATCAATGACATTCAGATTGATTTTGAAATTTTTCTTCAACTTGAACCTGATTATCAAAAACCATCAAAGGCAATTTCTGTCACCTACATTCCAGACCAAACACATACATGGAGTGATGGTGTAGAAACCTTTGTGATTGGTAGAAAATGGATCGAAGGTGATCGATACATTTCAAGACTTGATGAGTTTCTAAAACTTCAACGAGTCGAAGATGAAGATACAGCAGACACAGAAAAACTTGTTCAAAGAGAGCAAGAAAAAAGACTTGAATACACAAAGAAAAGAAGATCTGAGTATCCAAAAGTTGAAGAACTCGTAGTTGCCTTGTGGGAACACATCGTCGAAAAGAAAAATCTTGACGATTCTCACATCAAACAAATTCAGGTTCTTCGTGAAAAAATCAAGTCTGATTATCCAAAAGACACAACAGTAACCAAGAAAAGAAGAAGAAAAAAAGTAAATGGCAGAACCAACAAACAGACAAGAACTAATTGAATACTGTCTGAGAAGACTCGGTAAGCCTGTTGTTGAAATTAATGTTGATGATGATCAGTTACAGGATCGAGCCGATGACGCTTTTCAGTTTTTCTCTGAGTACCACTATGATGGTATTGAGAGAGTGTATCTAAAACATCAGATCACACAAGATAATATCAATAATGGCTTTATTGATCTTACTGCTGAAGGTGGTGTTGATGCAGCAAATCTAATCGTAAGCGTTACAAAAATATTCAGCATTCCTGGTCGAACAGTTAACATGTTTGACATTCGTTATCAATTAGCACTAAACGATCTTTACACCATTGGTCGATTAGATATGATTCATTACACCATGTATCAACAATATATGAATCTTGTGCAAGACATTTTACAACCAGACAAAAGAATTCGTTATCACACAGTAACAAACAAACTGCACATTGAAACAGATATGGACGATAACTTTGCGGTCGGTGATTACATTGTGATGGAAGCGTATAGAATTCTAGATCCAACAACACATACAGAAATTTTCAAGCAAAGACTTTTGAAAGATTATCTCACCGCGATTATCAAAAAGCAATGGGGTCAAAATCTAATTAAGTTCGAGGGTGTGCAGTTGCCTGGTGGTGTTTCAATCAACGGCAGAGCATTGTACGATGATGCGATACAAGAATTAGAAAAAATTGAAGAAGAAGCAAAAGAAAGATTCGAGTTGCCTCCAGATTTCATAGTGGGTTAATATGGGTACAAATCACTTTTTCAACCATTTCAACAACACTGACGAACAACGCCTTATAGAAGACATCATCGCAGAGATGATCAAGTACGGTGGTGTTGATTGCTTCTACATGCCAAGAACGTTTGTTGACATTGATGCTATCTTTGGTGAAGATCTAATATCGCAATTTAATGAGGCTTACCCACTCGAACTTTATGTTTCGAGCGTTGATGGTTTTGAAGGTGATGGTGATTTCATAGCAAAATTTGGTCTTGAAGTTCGAGACACTGTAAAACTTGTTTTATCGAAATATCGTTTCACGCAAGAAACAAGTCTAGACAAACCAAAAGAAGGAGACTTGATCTTCTTTCCTTTCAACAATGGTATTTTTGAAATCAAGTTTGTTGAAGATGAAGTACCGTTTTATCAATTCGGTCAAAACTATGTGTTTGAAATGTCATGTGAATTGTTTACACCGAGTCAAGAAGACTTCGACACTGGACTTGATGACATTGATGATATTGTCAAAGAAGAACAATTCAACCTTACTTTGTTGCTAGATTCAACAACAGGCAACAACGTAGGCTTCGAAAAAGGTCAAATCGTTTATCAGTATCCTGCTGGAGGTGCAACTGGTGCCACAACAACAGATTCGCCACAGGCAGAAATCTTCTCAGTTTTAGGTACTGGTGCCACAACAACAGAACTTACCATTATAGATACTAAGGGTCTTTGGAAAGCAGGACTCAGCGGTGCGAGCATGTTCCATGTTGCAACTGTAGACAATACATCATACAGAGGCATCACTGGTATCGTAAGAAGTCTTGAAGTTACGGGTGCTGGCAATGCAATCACATCAGACGCAGACAACCAGTTTATTGAGGAGTATGCGGATAGTTTTGTAGACTTTACAGATACTAATCCGTTCGGATCATTCTAATGTTTGGACAATCACAAGCCTTTTATCATAGTACCATACGAAAAGTAGTTGCCGGTTTCGGTACTCTATTCAACGATATCTATATCAAAAGATTCAACACAGATGGTACTGAAAAAGAAAGATTCAAGATACCTCTTTCTTACTCAGCAAAACAAAAGTTTGTTCAAAAACTACGACCAACTACAGGTCAACTAAAGTTTTCTTTGCCCCGAATGGGTTTTGAAGTCAGTTCAATGACTTACGATCCACTAAGAAAACTAAACACTCTTCAAAAAAGGGTGTCATACAACAATGCCAATGAGATGAATTATCGTCACGAAAGAGTGCCTTACGATACTGAATTCAATTTGTACATTGCTGCTAACAACATTGATGATGGTTTACAGATACTTGAACAGATTCTACCATTCTTCTCACCTGAATTTACACTGACATTCAATTCATTAGATGGTCTTGATGAGAAAACAGACTTACCAATCACACTCACAGGTGTCACATTTGAAGACAACTACGAAGGTGGATTCGAAGAAGACAGATTGATTACCATATCATTGTCGTTCTCTGCGAAAGTATTCCTTGCTGGTCCGTCTAAGAAATCTGGCATCATTCGAACTGCGATTGTGGACGTCAATGAGTTTAGAGATGAATTTACAACTGCTGCTGGTACAACACACTCCATTCTTGAGAAGATTACTGTTGGTCTAACGGCTGGCGTTACATCAGGTATTGGACTTGATGTTGGAGCAACAGCACCTTATGTTATTACTATAGAGAATTATCAAACCGATGGAATCACACAATAAAAATTTAAAAGACGCTCTCGATTTACCTGAAGACGTTGAATCAATCCCAAAAGTTTTTGAGAAAAAGAAAAAAGAAATTCAAAAGCAAGTTGGTGAAAAAACAGAAAAAGATTATCTACAAGTGCGTGACAATCTTTTTGATTTGCTCGAATCAAGCAAAGACGCAATCGAAGGTATTATGAGTGTCGCAATGGCTGGCGATCAACCGAGAGCATACGAAGTTGTTGCTACATTGTTGAAGGTGACTTCTGATATCAACAAAGACATCATGGAAGTTCACCGAAAAATGAAAGAGACTACAAAAGAAACTGAAACTAAGAACGTGACCAACAACGCATTCTTTGTTGGTTCAACCGATGATCTTGCAAAAATGATTCAAGATCAAACCAATCAGGTGAAAAAAGTTTCAAGCTCT